AGGAAATGGAAATTATAGTAGTGGTGTAAGAGGTACTTTTAATTTTGGTCAATTAAAAGTAAGTCCTATTGATAGTGGTACGAATTTAACAGATTATACTAGCACAGCAGGAGGTTACTTTAGATACGAACCTGTTACAGGTTTTAAAGCATTACAACAGGACAACCTACCAACCACAGATAAAGGAATGAGTGATTTTGTGTGGGTTAAGAATCGTGACCAATCAAGTAATAGTCATGGACTAACTGATTCAAGTCGTGGTGCTTCAAAAGTTTTATTTTCTAATACTGATGATGCACAACAAACTTATGATAATGGTTTAACTAAATTTTTAAAAGGTGGGTATGCTTGTGGCGAGTTTCAATACATAAATGGAAGTGGTGACAGTTTAGTAAGCTGGAACTGGGTAGGAAATTCAGGAACGACTAGCTCAAATGGTGATGGTTCAATTTCCAGCACCGTCCAAGCTAATACAACTGCTGGATTTTCTATAGTGCAATATACAGGTACTGGTAGTGCTGGAACAGTTGGTCATGGGTTATCTTCAGCTCCTGAGTGGGTCATGACAAAAGTTCTTAATGTTGGTTCAGTTTCTGGTTTTACTGTAGGGTGTACAGCAGACCCTAATGGATTTAATAACTTTTTATATTTAAACGAAACCGAAGTAAGTAGAGCAAGTTCTTCAACTTGGAATAATACCGCACCAACAAGTAGTGTATTTAGTGTTGGCTCTTCAAGTACAACAAATTATAGTAGTCAACCTATGTTAGCTTATTGTTGGCATGAAGTGGATGGCTATAGTAAATTTGGAACGTACACTGGAAACGGAAATGCAGATGGTACATTTGTGTACACAGGATTTAAACCAGCTTATGTATTAACTAAAAGTGTAAGTACAACAACAAATTGGAATATATTAGATACGACTAGAAGTCCAATAAATCCAGTAACTGCTAGATTAAAAGCAAATGGTGCTGATGCTGAAGATACAGCACGCACATTTGATTTTTTAAGTAATGGGTTTAAATTAAGAGAGTCTGGAACAGATGTTAATCAAAGTGGGATAGTTTATATTTACATGGCATTTGCTGAACATCCATTTGTAGGTGATGGCACGAGTCCTGTAACTGCACGATAGGGTTGTATATATGAAACAAATATTTAATAATAGAAACATACGTAAAGGAGTATTATGTCTTGGGCAATAGTAAAAAACAATCAAGTAATTGAGATACTGAATGGTGGAAAAGCTGTAACCATAAACGGTATACAATACCCTAGCACTATTTTTAATCTGTGGACAAAAGCTGATCTTAAAAATATTGGTATTTATCCAACACAGATTACAAGTACAATAGATAATAAAACTCATGTAGGAACAGGTGGTGTAACTTATACTATCAATACCGATCACGTAGCTATACACTATAATAAAAAAGCACATGTAATTGAAGATGTTAGTGTTACAGTTGACGGAAAGTCAATATTAACAACAGGTTTAAAAACTAAACTATTAGAACAAGTTGATAGCAATGCTAATAATATTTTAACACCAACAGACTGGATGACTGTTAGACAACTTGAAGCTGGTGTAACTATAGCTGACGATTGGAAAACATGGAGAGCCAGTGTACGAACTCAAGCTAAAGCTATGAAGACAGCTATTAATGCTGTAACAACAATCACTGATGTTCCAGGATTATATGTAACTTATGCAACAGCTAGTGATGGAACAATGACATCTGTAGCTAGTGGTCATCTATGGCACTGGCCAGCTAATCCAGATGAGGCTTAGAGAAAGGTGGAGAGAGTAAATGTCCACCGATACGATTCTATTTGATGTAAATTTCAGACCGGGGATAGACAGAGAGTCTACACAGTATGCCTCCAAAGGTGGTTGGTTTAATGGTGACAAGGTACGATTCCGTGCGGGTAAACCAGAAAACATTCGTGGTTACGAAAAAAGAGTCCAACAATCATTTATTGGCACTGGTCGATCAGCTCATTCATTTACGAGTAACGAAGGATTAAAGTATCATTCATTTGGTACACCGAGTCATCTCTATGTTTATGCAGGTGGTAAAAACAATGACGTTACCCCACTACGAACATCAACAACATCTAGTGTCACTTACAAAACTGTAGCTTCTAGCACTCGTATATTAGTATCGTCAACAAGTCACGGAGCTAATGTTGGTGATTATTTTATTCTGGTATCATCAGCCACTGTTGGCGGTAATCATAGATTTTTAAATAGTCAGTTTGAAGTTGTATCAGCCACACCTACTAATTTTACTTTTAACACTACGGTAGCTTCATCAGCAACTACAACAATAACAACACGATCTAAGTTTCAATTCTATATACACTCTGGTGGGTCACAAAACATTCCTGAACTAGGTTGGGGTATCGGTGTTTATAATGCGGGTGTATCAATTACTGGTCGTCGCACATGGAATAGTCCTGCTAGTATATCTGGTGATGCACAAACCGAACCGTTACGACAATGGGCATTAGATAATTTTGGTGAAGACTTGTTAGCCTTACCGAAAGAAGGTCGCCTATATGTATGGGATGAATCAGTTGGCACAGGTAAAAGAGCCAATGTTGTCACCGCAGCTCCTAGTGCCTCTAATTTTATGTTTGTATCACAACAAGACAGACATGTTATATGTTTAGGTACACATGGTGTAGCTAGTGGGTTTGACCCTATGTTAGTTAGATGGTCAGACCAAAACGATTACACAAACTGGAGTGTTAATGTTAGTAGTACATCAGGAGAAAACCAACTCGGTGATGGTAGTGAGTTAATCACTGGACTTAACACTCGTAACCAATCACTAATCTGGACGGACAATGCTGTACATGCTATGGAGTTTGTTGGTCCACCATTTATATTTAACTTTAGACAGTTGGGTTCTAACTGTGGTATTGCTGGTCAACATGCAGCTATTGAACTTGATGGTCGTATATTTTGGATGGGTGCCAAAGATTTCTTTGTGTATGATGGTGCTGTTAAAAATTTACCGTGCACCGTTCGTCGATATGTCTACAATGATTTTAACTTTGACCAGAAAGAAAAAGTGTATGCGGGTACGAACCAAGAGTTTAGAGAAGTAACGTGGCTGTACCCCAGTAAAAATTCTACAGAGGTTGATAGGTATGTAAGTTATAATCCTGTTGAAAATTATTGGACATTTGGTACAACTATATTTACAACATGGGAAGATAAAGAAGT